GAGAGTATAAGCTGATCCGGTATAACGAAGAGTTATATGAGCTGATGGGGTGTTAAAACTATTTTGAAGAGTAAATAAGCTTTGAGAATATGGAATTAAGGAGGTTGGTAAACCATTAGTTTTAAACCTAAACATTACTGTTTTAGGGCTATCAAATTCACTATTTAATTCAAAACTAGAGGAAATAAAATTATCTCCATTTTGTTTATAAGCATAATTAAATTCATTTTGCCAATAATCCCAATCATTTGTATTTATTTTATCTTTTCCACCATATTCATTAATCCTTAATATTGTATCAGGAATACCATATGAGGTAATAAGTGCACGCAAACCAGGCAATGTACCTTTTGTTTGCAATAGGTATGGTAAATTATGGTATATGCGTTTATATAACGATTTATTAACGTCATCTAACGGTAAATAATCATTTGAAGCAGATATTTTTGTATTAATATACTCGTACCCACTAGGGGTAGGTAAAGATCCTGTTATGTTTGGAAATGGAAATAAACCACCTTCAGGTGTTAAACCTAAAAATGCTGTATATAAATCCTCGTTTGAAAAATTATTTTGATATAATTTAATTCCAAAATCTCTAATTGCATCCGCTACTATATCTTTTGAAATACCATTTTCTAAACGATTATCTGCATTATATTTTTGAGTAACATCTCTATAATATATCCAAATATTATCGTAATGTTGTCCTATCATTTCAATAAATAATTGATATGGATCATTTGCAGGATCTTCTCTTAGATATTCTGGGATAGAATAATATAGATTATTTTGGTTGTCATTGTCATAAAGAGAAGCAGATAAAATTTGTCCACCATAAAAAGGGCTAGAAGGGTTTGTAGTACCTAACCATGATAACACTTGATCACTAGTAGAATTAGCTAAAGTATATGGTAAAAAAGTTGATGTTTTAGGCCATGATTTTGAACCAGTTTCATAATATAAATAATAATCATATCCATCAAAATTAGTTATAATACTATTTATTTTATTTTCATAATTTAATATGCTTTCATTAATTGTTACAGGAGAAGTAGTTATTGTATTTAATATAGAAATATTAGATGTATATTCTTCAATTAATTTTATTTTAGAATAAAAATTTTCAAGTCGTGTTTGTGCAGAACTAAAATGAATAAAGTTAGAAAAATTAGTATAATCTACATTTATATCTATTTCTTTTTCTTCAAGTAAACTATTTAACTGGTTAGCAGAGCTAGTTACAGAAGTAAGTAATAAATTAGTATATGATAGTTCTAAAGTTGAATTATTTACTTGATCTTTTAAATTTAAATTAAAATTTGGTAATAAAGATTTAGTAATGTCTCCTGTAAAAGTAATAGGTACATAAGGAAAAGTAACTTTATAAATTCTAGGTTCTTCTACAGATGTAACTACCCATAAAAGGCTATTAATATTAAATTCCTCTAAAAGAGGTTGGTAAAGTTTAATTAAAATAGTAGGAGAATTAGGATTTTCATCATCTAATACAATATTATTAGCTATTGATAATTTATTATCTCCAAAATTTAAATAAAAATCTAAAAAATAAGGAGATGATTCTCTTTCTATTATAAAATCTTCAGTAGCACTTATTATATCATATGCTGTGAGAGATGTACTATTTAATCTTATTTCTTTTCTATCCGAAGAAATTTCAGAAATGTAAAGTTGCTCAAAATTTGAACCAATTTTTTTATTTAAAAAATTATAAAATGATATATATTCTCCATCACTAAATCCATAATCTATTAAATCTTTTTCAGGATCAATAATTATTTTAGATAAAGATCCATTACTTCCTACAGATTGACCATCATTTTGAACTGTAAAGGATGTAAAATTTAATGTTGAAGATAAAATATTATTATTAATATCAAATACATAATATTCAATATAACTATCTTCATTTAAAGAAGTATTTATTTGAAAAGAAGAAATTAAATTAGATTCTTCAATAGAATATTGTTGAGGGGATATATTAGGTAAAAATATTGGAGTAATTATTGCAGCCATTATTATTGTGTAATTAAAATTTTAAGTTTAAATTAATAGCCTCCTCCACCACTTGCAATTCCGCCTGCACTTGTAGAAATTCCGCCTTCAAGAGAAGCAATATTAGAAGAATTTGAAAGTGGTGCTCCGGTTTGTAATTCTATATTTTGTTTTTGAGTGTCAAGTAATTCTGTTCTTAATTGAAATATTTCATTTTGTAAAGCTATTATTTCATCTTGATTAGCAGAAAAATTAATATATTCACTACTTTTAGTAATTAAATATTCATGAGAATCAATTTCACCTAATTCAGGAATAGTATAAAATAATTCATTATATAAATCAAAAAATTCATTTACAGTTGGTTGAGTATCTATTTGAGTTTGAATAGGTTTTATCCCTAATTGATTAAAATCAGTATCAATTATTTGATCATATGCCGCTTTACTATATACTTTTTTATTTAATTCTATATTTTCACTCATCCGTTTATAACTTTAAAATAATAATTATCATCAAATATTAATGTTGAACTATTAATTATAGTTTTAATTAAAATTTTATAATATCTTTCTGGTTCAAGGCCACTCATATAAACACTAAAATAATTTCCTGTTGAGTCAGAACTAATCTGGGTGTATTGATTATCAAAGTTAACAACAAATTCATTGGTAGCCAAGTCTTTTATGGCATAATATGAAGAAGTAGGTAAATAATTTAAATTAGTAAATAATGAAGACGTTTGATATACACGATTTGGGTATAAAGGACTTACATTTAGGTTAAATTTATTTATACTTGTTGGATAAAATATACCAGAATTTTGAGATAAAGACATTTTAATGTCTGAGGTAGTTACTATACTTCCGGTTAGTGATCCTGTTAGTACAGATTGGTAGTCTCTCCATCTAAATTCTAAACATGGGGGATAAATTGTATTTGTGTCAACACTATAGTATTTAAATTGAGGTTGAATATATTCACTTGGATTAAATTCTTGAGATCCTGTTAATTTTACTATAAATCCATAGTTTGGAAGTATTGAACTAGACCAAGCATTTACTGTAGTTTTAACATTTACTTCAATATCTTTTTCACTACGTAATTCAAAGGATTGAGTTACTTTATAAATAGATCCTGTAAAAAAGTTACCTCCTCCTTGGGGGGAATAAGTTGCATTATATGATCCTGTAAATCCAGAGCCTGACATATTCCAAGGATTAGATCCACTGTAACTTGAATACGCCCAAGATGAACCATCTTTAATGATTGGGGAATCTAAAGTATATCCTGTTCCATTATTCCAATTTTGAGCAACAGGTAATATTTCTAAAGAAGTATCTAAATTAATTCCTTGAGCTTCTGCTATAAAATTTTTAAAATATATATCATATGTGTTTCCAGATATTTTATTACTAATAATATCTATGATTTCATTGGTATCAAATTTTACTAAATATCTAGCTACATCTGGGTTTCCACTAATATCTAGTTTATTAGATGTTTCTAAGATAGCATCTAACCCCGTATTCATGGTAGGATATGCGGAATATAATGTAGCGTCTTGGGTAGGAAATATTTTATATACAGCCATTAATATATTTTATTATAAATATAGCGTTATAAAGGAACTACTTTACCTTTTATGTCTGAATTTGGGTATCTAATTTCAAATATACTAGGATCTAATGAAGGATAAATTGTTTGGTTTTGGGTAGCTCCCTCTATATCATAAGCATATTGTGAATATCCTGTTGAAGTTCCAACCTTATTTGCAATAGATATATTTTTTACAGTTTGAACTCCTTTAATTTTATCCAAAAGAATATATAAGTCTCTTAAAAATATAGGTTGATTTAATTGCCAATTATCAAGATTAAAATATGTTTGTAAAGCAGTAATACATGCTAGTAAAACTTCATTATTGTTATATTCAGGTAATACTATAATTTCAAAATTTATTCCAATATTAATAATATATGCATCTCTAATTTCTATATTATCTCCAATCATTCTATATTGAGACATATAAGTTCTTAAATTATTTTTTAATGTTGTATTAGCATAATCTAATTTTCCTTCAGAGTTTAAAGATAAGACATATAGATTTAAAGTTTCAATTGTTGATACTTGATTATCTGTTAATTTTGGTTGTTCAATATATGATTTTGAAACTGTACCATAATCTGAGGGCATACTTAAAGCTCTAATTAAATAATCATCTGCAGTAACTGAACGTTTTTGGGAAGCAACTAAAGCTAAAGTATTTTGACGAATTTCTTCTAATGTGTCTCCTGAATTTCCTCCAGAAGCTGCTAATGGATTGTTTACTGAAACTGATGAAAATATATAATTAGCTGTGTTATCAACAAGTGAAAATAAATTAAATTTTATTGATTCTGGAGATATTTTAGTTAAGGTATTTGCAGCTATGTTAGAAGTAACTCCACCTCCTGTTAAATATCTAACAGTTAATGTTGTATTAGAAGGTGATATACCATATGTTCCTGTATACAAAAAGTTTGTAGGAGAATATGCTGTAGTTAATTTATCTTGTTTAAAAGGTAATCCAATACCTACATTATTAGAATTTGGTGTAATTTCTTCTGTAGTGCTATCTGGTGAACCAACTCCAAATTGAATTTGAATATTATCTTTTGCTATGATTCTAGTAGCAAATCTTCTTGCAACTTTTTTTAATTTTAATAAATATGGAGTATTATCCATTTTATTAGGATCATTAATATTAGTATTTTTTATTGAATCAAATGCCATTTCTTGTCCTAGGTGATCTACTTCATACCATAAATTTCCATCTGAATCAGTGATATCTAATATTTTTAAAAAATTAGTAGTATTTAGATTAATAGTTTGAAATGGTAAAGGATCTGTAAAGGTATAAGTTTGAGATACAATAGTTGAAGAAATTGCATTTCTGCTTTTTTTAAGTAAATAATATTGTACTGTATTTCCGGCTACTTGATAAATAGAAATTTCTGTAGGATCTTGAGAACTTGTTAAAGAAAAATCAATTTTATCTTGAATAATAAAGGATGTCCCATTATCTGATGTTATTGTTGAGTTTTCTGAAATAGTTAAAGCATAATCATAATCAGGTACATATTCTGATCCTATTAACTTAGAAGGTAATTGTTGATAAAAGTCAATAGTAGTTTGGGCTGCCGAAGATAATTTTGGTTTATAACCAAACATATATGCTAATTCATATAAATTATTTGATTGTTGAGCATATTGAATAAAATTTTCTTGGAATTGATTGTCAATATAAAAACTTAAAACATCTCCAACATATGCAGATTGTTCAATAAACATCATTCCTGGGGATGCTTCTGAAAAGTCATTATATGTGTTAGGAAAATAAGTTTTTGCAAACTCAATTAAACGTGTTTTAAAATCAGAAAAATCACGATTAATATACTTTATTTCTTTTTTAGTTGTAGCCATTTTATAATTCAATTTCTAAGGTATCGGTAATAGAAGTATTTAAAACATTATACTTAAGTGTAACCGTAATTTGATTAGTATCTTCTTGACCAGAAATAATAAGATCTTTAACTTCTATATTTGAAAAAAAAATTTGTAACTTTTGATTTAAATCTTCTCTAAGAAAATTTAAATTATTTTCAGTTATTTGTTCAAATAAAAAAGCTCTTAATCCACCTCCAAAAAGAGGATTTAATGGTCTTTCTCCAGGATTAGTTAAAAAAAAATTAATTAAATTATTTTTAATAGCATCTTTTGTTTGGTAATTTGATTCAAAAACTGCAAGACCACTAAATGGAAGATTTATTCCAACAGCAACGCTTGGTTGAAAATCTATAGGTGCAATTTGTTGAGGATTAAATGCCATTATTTACTATTTAAAAGACCCATTATTTGATCCATACCTAATTCTCCAGCTCCTAAACTTCCGTTTACCGGGTCACCCATTTGTGGGGTAAAAGATTGAGCATTTTGGGAGGTAAAACTTAAAGCGGTTTCTCCTAATACCTCAGCATATTTTGATCTAAAGTCTATTGGAGGAGGTGCATAAGATGGATTTGGGTTAGAAGTAGGAGTGTAAGATTCTCTTACTATTTGTTTTGGGGATTTTACAGCTTCCAATAGAATATCCTTTAATTCTTCTTGAATTGCTTCTCTTACGGCTTCTTTAATTAATTTTTTAAAATCTGTACTTTTCATATGGTTATAAATATAGGGTTAATCTGCTTTTAAATCATTAGTTTGAATATAAAATATAAGTTCATCTATTAGTATTTGATCAATGGAAGTAAAGGAAAATTCTCCAAATAATAATGTAATTCCACTTTTATTTTTTGCTGTAGCTCGTCTTCGTTTTAGAGGATTAGTAGTAATTTCTGTTTCTATCCCCATTATAAATCCATTAATTTCATTTAATGATTGATTATTAGATGTATTAGATGATAAAGATCCAAAATTTATTAATTCATTTGAAAGTTGTTCTTGGAATACTGTAGCTAATTCTGGGATAGATTGGGCACATTCTTTAATTAATCCATCTAATAAATTTAGTAGGCTAATAATTAATTGAATTAATGTTCTTAAAAGAACTAAAATAGTTAATATTCCATTCCCTACATTTTGAAGTAATTTTAATATTCGTTCAGTTTTAGCAATTGTTTCAGAAATTTTTGTAATTACATTTATTGGAATCCCTACTCCAGGAGGAACAGATGTTGGGATTGGAATATTTTTTATTATTTGAAAAGCTAAATTTAATACATCTATAGCTGTTAATCCTGTATTTACAACTTTAGTTGAAGTTTCTATAGTTTTAAGAGCTTTATTTAAACCTTTAACTACTTGATTTTTTTTTCTTATAATTTCTAAAAGTTTAGTTTGATCAGGACATGATGTTCCTTTAGGTTTTTTATTACTTTGTATAGCTTCAATTCCTTTTGAAACTCCAAAAGTCGCTAACATTATTAATATTGGAGGAATTACATCTTTTTTTAAAGTTCTATATAATTGATTTAATTTTTCTTGGGCATAATAATTAGCATCTTCTTTACTTATTAAAACTCGCTTAATTTCTTCAGGATCTAAAGGAGATAATTTAAAATCAAATTTTATTTCTTCCATTTTTAAAACACCTAATTTCTTTTTTACTGTTCCATCTCCATTAAATGGAATAATTTCAAGAGGAACATAATTAGGATGTATAATTGTAATACTATCAGGTTTTTTTGAAACTATATCAACGGTTTCTAGGGTTGTAATAAAATTACTAAATTCATATTCTTTTTCATTTGCAGAAAGGGTTGAATACTTATTTCCTTTTTTAGCTGTTAAAAATTTTGCATTTGTTGGAATATCTAATTCAAAAGAAGGTAAATAGTAGTAAGTTATTATATCATTATTATTAATATCTTTTTTAATCTGGGTTTGGAGTACAGGTAAAGCTGCTATTTCATAAGAAGGTGAGGAAGGAGTTCCAAATTCATCGTCAGATACATATACTTTATATCCATTTAATTCTAATTTATCTGCTGATTCTATTGTAGAATATTCAATTATTTGTCTTCCATTAGGAATAATTTTACCTGAAATTTTTGAAAGGATTATATTTTCTGTTATAGGAATATTTTGGGGTTTTAAAGGAGCAATATCTAAAGGATCAATTTCTATAGAAAATTTACCTTTAATCCCTGTAAAATCTTGATGGTAATCAAATTCTTCACCAGATAAGGGATAATATTTTACCTTAGCTGCTTTTATAGGTTTATTAGTAGATGAATCTACTATTTTTCCTTTAACTGTTTTTCTTTTTGTAGAAGCAAAAAGTTTAAAAATTTCTTTTCCTAATAAAATTGCACTATCAATTCCTAATTGAATTTGATTTTGTTTATTAGAATCTAATTCAAGTCCTGGTTTTGTTATTGCATATTTTTTTATTTCTTTATTTTTTTCTTCTTTTGATAATTCTTTAAAATCTATTATTTGCTGAAAAGTAATGTTATATTTAGGTTTAAAATACTGGTTATCTAAAGAGGAAGTAAATGTATTAATTATTTTTGATTTTCTTAATTCTGCTTTTTCTTCATCATCTAATCTACCATCTCCATTTTCATCAAATTTTGATTCTTCTTCTGTTAATGGTTCTAAAATAGGTTTTATATTTTCATTTCTTTCTCTAATTGATTTTTCATAATCATCTTTAACATTTTTAAGTAAATCTTTAGACGCTTTAGTAACATCAAGAAGTTTAGGTGTAAAATTAGTAATTAAAGTTGATAGATCTGGATTTGAAGCTATATCTAAGATTTTTGGGGATTGTAGTGCTTCTATAACATTAATATAATTAGGAACAATATCTAAATTAAATTTTTCAGCCATTTATATAGATTTTACAAAACGTGATTTAATCCCTTCTTTTTCATCTTTTAATACTTTAATCATATCTTTTAAATCATATGATGCTTGCCCTCCAACTATTAATGCTACTGAATCGGGGGTGTCTGTCCCTATAGGATAATTTCTTGTATGCTTAATTATTTCTGATAGGCCTTGTACTATAGTAACTAGATCTATTAGTAATTCAACAGTTTTATCCCCCCTTAAGATAGGTTGTTCACCACCTTCACTTTCATTTATCCCTAATCTTATTTCATTAGCAGACATATAAATTTTATTAGATTCTAAATTTATACTTTCATTAGAAAATAAACCTACTGATCTATTAGCACTTATTAAAACATCATTGTTTTGGGCATCTATTATTATTCTATCTGAATTAAGTAAAATTTGTGGAGCTATATATGAAGTTGTTGATAATGGAGGGAATAAACCTGAATATGAAGTAAATTCTTGTCCTTTATTTTTTAAACCAGAAAGAGAATATGGAAGAGCTTGAGTTGAAGTTAAATAAATAGATGATAAATCATTTTGAATGTTTTCAGTAATAGGTTCTGCTCCAAATCCATTAGCTCTTTTATCTTGACCATTTCTTATAATAGTAATAGGATCACCTGAAGGACCTGATGATGACCATAAATTTGCAAGTTTACTTTTTGATCGGGCTGTACTACTAAATCTTATACTGTTTCCCCATCGACCTTCATAAATTACATCTCCTGAGTAGGGCATTAATGGGTGGATGTTACTTTTTTCAATAAAAGTATTTTGACTAATACTATTAATAGAATTTAAAGGTATTTCTTGAATTGTATTATTAGGAATATTAAAAGCTCCTGCTTCTACTTGAGCATAACTTAAATTTTGTGAAGGTGGAGTTAAATTAGTTGTTGTTGTTGGAAATGGACTTGCATTTGGAGATATCATTCCCCAAACAGGGATTATTTCAGCATAAACAAACGAACCTACTGGGTTATTAGGGGTAATGTGTTTATAAGCTTTTACATATTCATTTATTAAAGGAGTTTTAGTTACTCCATTAAATGCTGGTCTAGCAGTAAAAATATTATTAGTAACAGATCCATCTATATTAGTTTGATTACCAATTACTGTTCCTAATTGACTAAATCCACCTAATGGATCCCAAAGACTATGATTTTCATCTAAAATAATATCTGTAACTCTTAATATTATTTCTTTATTAACATTTTTTGAATTATTAAGTTGCTTAGGATTCCCTAATGCACTTTTAGTCATTGCACCAAATCCAAAATTTCCAGTTGCCATTAGTCCTTAGGATTAAATTTTTTAACTTCAGATAATAATTGTGCTTTTTCATCATCAGTCATACCAAAAGATTCCTCTTCTGATTTTCCAGAAGATAAAGCACGTTGAGCTATATTAACCATTTTAATTAATTGCTCATCATTTTTAATACCTAGTTCCATATATTCTTTAATTAATGGAACAATTAATGTAGCATCACCAATATCGTTAATTAATGGTTTTAATTCACCAATAAGTGCAGAAATTTGAGCTTCCTTTTTCTTTTGGTTATCGTAAATTTCTTTTAAGAGATCAGAAAATTTTTTCTTACCCCAAATGTTAGATTCTAAATTATTCATATGAATATTTTTTGGGTATAAATATAGAAAAATACTAAAGTTTAAAATTTGTATATCCTTGTTCTAAATAAAACAAATAATTTTTCTTAAATATTCCGTATAAAGATGTTGCTATTTTAGTAATTTTTGGTGTTTTAGCATCTGGGACCATCTCATGTATATAGATGTAAAGTGCTTTTTTATTAAAGATGTCAATTCCCTCTCGTTTACGAAACAACTCTAAAATTGCATCTGCAATCTTAGCATCATATGGTTTAGGGAAGATTTTATATATGTTTAAACTAACGAATTCAACGTATTCATCCATAAAATTAGATAAACGATCATTTGAAGATGATTGATCTAATGTATATGAATGGGTATCGTCTTTTTCTAATTCATCCGTAGAAACTTTTTTAACTTTGCTTTTGTAGTTTTTATCGTTGTACAAAATACACCAACGTTTAACAATAGTGCCAAAGTAAGAATATGCTTTAGCCCCTTTTCTTGGATCAAACAAATGAATTTTTGAAAGTAAGAATACAATGATTTCATGTTGTAAATGTTCTAGATTATCTACCTCAGTATGGTAGAATTTAAATGTGTGGATAATATTTTGAGTAAGTTTAAAAAACGCATAGTGAATTTTTTCTTCATATATACCACTCCGAATTACTGGGTCAGAGGTATTATTGTATAATACAATAGCGTCTTCTGTCTCTTGAGTAAAGTAATTTTTGCTTACTTTCTTTTTTGGAGACACTTTAGTTTGATTTTCTGAGATTAAATTCATTGAGGATTTCCTGTACTTTAAGTATTGATTGAAATATAACCCCAACTTCATCGTCTTTTTCAAAAACTCCACCACGGTCTAACTCTTTTAATTTCTTACCAGAGATTTCAATGGTTCGAGATAAATTATCTAAATACGTTAGATAACCCGCAAGTATGTCTTCTTGCTTTTCATTTTTTTTAAGTAAATTAAAAGTAGTAAATCCTAGAATTACTACTAATGTTGCTAAAATACATAATATAACTATCATAAGCTGTTAAATATATTTTTTAAACCTTCACTTTTAAATGAACCTAAAGCTTTGGTTTTGGTTGATAATTTTTTAGACATGTTTGGTTTATTCCCCAATGTAAAATTAGTATTTTGCTTATCCCCGGACTTTTTATTTTCTTTTAATCTAGGTAACCATTCACGTTCAAATTCAATACGTGCTGCCATTAAATCTGCCTGATGTAAGATAAAAGGTAATGAAGTTCTTGGTTTTTGCTCTGGCATATAAGGCATTAAGTATTTTTCATTTGCTTTATCATATAAACCATCATGTGTTTGAATAGCAATCATTTCATTAAAGGTATAAGATATACCATGTGATTGAAGTAAAAATAAACCTCTATCTGGAACCGAAGCAAATGGAACTTTAGTATTGAACATATAATCCTCTCCTAATTTTTCACGTCTCCAATTATCGGTCTGGGGTATATATGATTCTTCATCTTCACTTCCCATTTTACCTAAATCATGATTCAGTGCTGAAAATACAAGCTCTTCAATTGTAAAAGTAGACATGTCACATCCTTCATCATTCCATAGTTCAGCCTGCTTAATAGCACATCGAATAACGCGTAAAACATGTTCTACATATCCTCCGGGGAAAGCATTATGGTATTCTTTTTTATGCGCGGCAGGCATTAACATTAAACGGTCTGCATATTGCTCATAAAATTCTAGTAATTTATCTTTACGAGGTTCAGAAATATATTCATTAATATAATCCATTAATTCATTCCAATTTTCTTGGATCTGTTCTGGGGTTAGATTCATAACTTTTATTTTGGTTTATTAATTTTCTCTTTCAACAATTGATTGAGCGTCTTCCCTCAATTCTAATACTTCTTGTAATATTAATTTTGCTTTTTCTAAATCTCTTTCGTTCAAAGCATTTCTTAAAACTTTTAACCGGTTTTCAATAGACTCCATCCGTCTCAATAATAATTCTTTATTTTTCATTTTATTTTATTTGATTATTTAATTTTTATCTATATATTTCAACCCTTTTAAAATCAAAATATGATTAAAGGTAATAACTTTCTTTTACTTAGCCAAGCATTTTTCAATAAAATCTTGTATTTTTTTAAGAAAAGCACATTTTTCATACTCTTCGGTACTTTCAAAGTAATTAATAGACAATTTTACCGCAACAAGAAACTCATCACTTGCATAATTACTTAAAGCAAGTTTCCATTCCTTATTTCTAATTTTGCAACTTTGAATCCAATAATATGCTCTTGTATACATCATATATTCTCCAGCGTCATCAACCCCTTTCATATCTAATTCAGGATCAGATTTAGAAAAGAATTTTAAAACTTGCTTTTTAAATACAGTACCATTCATGATTAATTTTTTAAACATACCAAGTTTAAAATGAGGAGAATCCTTATATTCACTTATATCCTCTAAAATCTTCCCAGTTTCTTTATTTGTTCCATCATCAGGAAACCCAAACATAGCAAATATTCCATTAATTGACATACTTATATGTATATATTATTTTAAAATTAAATCCACGTGTTAATATGTTGATTAATCATAAATAAATATTAAAGGTATTTTTTTCCTATTTTTTCAATAATACTTTTAGCTTCCTCTAGGGTAACTCGAAAAAATTCCCTTTGTTTATTTACACGTTCCGATTTAAAGAACTTGTGTACCTCGGATTCAATACGCTCACCTTTATAACATTTATAAGCCCATTCAACTTCATAACCTAATGGAATTCCTGTTCCTCTACTTAATTGAATTGCTCTATTAAAGGGGTCACTTTTAGTATAACCGATTTTCAACATTCCCGGCATCGCAGGATTAGATAAGACATAAACCCATTCATCACCATCCTTGCCAACATAAAGACCTCGTTTTTTACACGTGTAATACGTTAATTCATCCCAACCATCACTTAATGTTTTAATAGTAAAATATGCAGGGGGGTTATTTGAGTAATCTTCCGAACAAGGAATAAATTCTTTAGCTTCTTCTTCAGTTAAACGTTCCATAACTTAAAATCTAGCTCCGGAACCTTTATACCATGGTAAGCCTTCTCTGCTTTGTAACATTTCCTTCCACTTCTCCTCCGTATATTTGATTCCATTTATATAATATTCTCTTTTACGGTTATTACCCTCAGGTATTAAAGCGGGTCCTTCCCAATTGTGTAACTTACCATCAAACGTGTACATTATAGTGCCATCTGAGGTTGTTAACTTTTTTGAGGGTTTATATGATTTATTCTCCATCGGTAAATGATTTTAGTGATTGTTTAATATCTGAGATTTCTAGGGCATGGACTGCAGCGGTTAGTCCAAAACCAAACACCATTAATGATGAGCTACATATCATTATTTGTATGTCTAGTGGGGAATGAAACACATTCATTAATGGCTCCCAATTATTTCCAAATCCAATAAGGAGTAATAGTTGAGAAGCAACCATTGTACTATTTGAAATTAATAGGAGTAAATGTCTTTTAATTTCTTGTTTAAGTGATTTAATTTTTTCTTCTTTCATGACCTTTATTTTTAATTATTTTTATACAATTAATATACGAATAAAGAATGAAAAAGCCTAGGATTCCTGGGTATATTTTTAATAAAAAAATTGGTCTAGTTGATTTGGTTTAATTTTAACTTCTTTAGTACATTGGAAAATGTGTTTAAACATTTCAATTATAGACATTCCCCCACAAAGTAGGATTCCAACATAACCTAATGTAAGATAAAATGGTATTTTGATTATTCTGTATATCATGGTATTCGTTTAATATACATATATATCCTGTTATAGACACGCATTTTTTTTGAAAAGAAGGATTTGGGATTTTTGGATTTTTACATTTTTTGCGGATTTTGAAATTTGGGGTACATTGTGGGGATATATAAGTTAAATATATAAGGATATACAATGTCGATGGGTGAAGAGTTGTAGTCGATGAGTTAAGTCATATAATTCGCGGACCACCACACCCCGCGCCATATTGACGGCGGCGCGCGTGGGGCGGTATGACCATATTACGCCCATATATATACCGCCATACGCCGTACCGCCCGCCACCCTTATACCAGGGTCTCCGGTCTCGGGTCTTACAGGGTCACAGGGATCCCGGGTCACGGGTCACCATGGGTTACAGGGTCACATGGTCACGGGTCTTACTGGGTCACAGGGTTACTGGGTTATCGGGTCTATTACCCGTGTTTTCTCCATCACCCGTATCTCCAGGGTCATCATGGTCACAGGGTCTCGGGTCACCATGAGTCACCATGGTTATCGGGTCACAGGGTTACCATCACCATGGTCTCGGGTCACCAGGATCTTGGGTCACGGGTCATCATGGTCACAGGGTCTCGGGTCACCATGAGTCACCAACACCCGGGTCTCGGGTCATAGGGTTATCGGGTCACCCATCACCCGGGATCTCGAATCTCCCATCACCCGGGTTACAGGGTTACCATCACCATGGTCATCGGGTCTTGGGTTACCCTGGTCTTACCACGGGGGGGTATTGCGTTTGGATCCTACCAGCACACCATCTTTAAAATAGTAGAAGGTTAACACCATATCATCTCCCATAACCGAGATATCACCATCATCCAGGTTACCGTCTATATTATAGATTCGGGCTCTGTTCTGTTCTATAAATTCTTCCATGCTCATATCTTATCATTTTTATTTATACCACAATATACGAAACAGATTTTAATAATTATATTCCCGTTTTAGCCGTTAATACATCATCCATCATATCAATTAATTTGCCTAAGTGACCTTTACTGGCTAGTTGGTCTAAATTATACTCCTCAACCTCCCAATATGAACCACAACACTCCCAACCACATGGATATTCTACCAATGTACCTAAGTAAACCAGATCATCCTTAAAATCGATCCCTCGAATGGTAAGCCCATCACTGATCTCCTCATTCCATAATTCATCCGCAAAATCAATATCCTTGATCTTACCAAAACCCTCAAATCCAATATATGCCAATCCATATTCTACAGCTGTCATGTCTTTATTTTTTATTTATTATACCAATGTTTACCTTATCAATTGTGTACTGGTTCAACTCACACATCTCATCAAATGAGATTAAACCATTATTGAATGCTTTGATCAAATCTTTTAACTGTTGACCGTAACTACTTTGAATTTTAAATTTCATATCTTATCATTTTTAATTATACCACAATATACGAACCTGAGATATGATCTCTATGTCCTTAAATTAAACCAGAAATCAATGTAATGTAGTCAGGACAGGATTCGAACCTGTATGATAACTTATGAGCAGGTCTTTCACCGGGTTTCTCGAGGTTACTCTGCGTTATCTTTACTTTTAACCTTTATTCATAGCGTCTACCATTCCGCCACCTGACTATATTTATTTTCTTATTTATACCACAATATACGAATCTTATCTATGATCTCTATGTCCATTAATTAGCCCATATGATCGAGTGTTCAAATTTCAGGTAGTGAGGTGCGTACACAATCTCACAAGCCAATTCTTGTTTAACTAAAAACAACAACATCATCATTTCATCCATTTCTTTCTTTCTCATAAAAATAAATCAGTTAAAAAATCCAAAATCAATACAGTTATTAACACTAATACCATGCTAACCAAAATCCCCGTTACCACCATCATGAAAATAAACTCATTAAAATTAATTTAAATCCTATTAACAACATTGATAAACCAATACAAACTCCTATACCTATCATTTACTTATTACTTTTAAAATTAATACTACATTCAACAACAAACTTACATAAACAATTGTTCCTATCATTTTCTTATATTTTTTAATTATACATCAATATACGAATCATATTTTGTTACTCTCTGTCCTCAATTAATTTTTGTAACTCATAAAATTTATCTAATAAATCATCATCACCTAAATTCTCTAACATATTCTCAAACAAATCTTGTACATCAATACTTACTACAGTTCCGTTATCTAATATTAAATCTGTTTCACTTGAATCTCTATTATCTGTTTCTTTAATGTTAACTCTTTTCATGTCTTATCGTTTTTTAATTATACATCAATATACGAACTAAATTTTAATTCTGTTATTCCTTAACAAAACTTATCTAACAATCCTTTATTTTCCAATTTTATCAAACAATTATTAACATTAAAAGGATTTTTTCTTTTATAATTTTTCAATTCTTCATTTACTAAATCTAAAAACTCACTTTCATCATTATTATCTACAAAATCAACTTCATCAAATCCATTTATAAACAAATTTAATTCTTTAATACTTTCAAATTTCATATCTTATCGTTTTTTAATTATACACCAATATACGAACTAAATATCAAATTTACTATTCCCACAATCACACCGTACATTAATACTGAACTTAACATCACACCCCAAGTCACGAAAATTACTTTTGTCATTTACTTTTTTTAAATTTATATTATTTTCTTTATTTATGCTATAATATACGAAAGCAGCTTTAATTAGCTGCTTCCATTATTATTTATTAACTGCTTATTCCTAAGCAGCTATTTCATCAGTTACACTCTTAATCATTTTAGGTCGTCCTCTTTTAACTAAACCTAACTCTCTTTTTTCATTTAACTCTTTAATCCTTAACTGTCTTACACTATTTTCATTTACAGGACGTCCTAATTTCAACTCTCCGTTTACTCTTTTACTCTCTAACTCACTAATCCTTAACTGTCTTACACTGTTTTCATTAACAGGACGTCCTAACTTTAACTCTCCGTTACTACGTTTTAACTCTAACTCTTTAATCCTTAATTGTCTTACACTGTTTTCATTTACAGGACGTCCTAATTTTACACTTTTAACTACTTTTTTCATAACTTTTCTTTTTTTTAAATTTAATTATTTATTTTCTTTATTTATACTGTAATATACGAATTATAATTTAATTATGTTATTCCTCAATTATTTCACTTTCACTAGTAAATACTTTAAAACATTCAAAAAACATTCTTTCAACTTCTTCAAACTCTTTTTCAAACAATTCACACTCATACATTTCTTTAATTAATTCATTTAAATCATTAACTAAAAAAAAGTCATTTGCATCATCAATATTAACTACTAAATAATTTTTCATTTTTATATTTTTTAAATTTATACTGTAATATACGAATTAAATTTTAATTAGCTTAATCCTTCAATTTTATCAATTAGTATTTTCATTAATTGTCCTTCGTTATATTCTTCTAATTCTTTAAAAGTAAACGTCCTATCTTCAAAGTCTAACCAACCGTATTCAAAATCTTTTACTTCTTCTATTAAATAAACCTCTTCAGAGTCAAAACATATTTCATAAAAACTAAAATCTTCATCTAATTCTTCTCTACAAAGATCTTCATTAATTAAATCTTCTTTATCTTTAAATTCTTTTAATTTCATAACCTTTATTTTCTTTATTTATACTACAATATACGAATTAAATTTTGTTTCGCTTATTCCTTAATATACAATATATAATATAAAATTATTTTTAATAACTTTTTTTATTATATTATCTTTATATTCTTTTTCTATATTTTTATCATCTTCTTCTCTAATAAAAACACTACAACATTCAATTATATTAAAACTATTATTATTAAAATCAATTTCATAATATTCACTATCATTTATATCAACAATAAATTCAAATTCATTTAAATTCTCATTAATAAAAATTTCAACTTCATTAATAATTTCTTTTACATTCATAACTTTTCTTTTTTTATTTATACTGAAATATACGAAATCTCATTTAATAAACTTAGTCCTTAAACAGAACGATAGCCTACATCTCTTGTGCAAGCTTTTTACTTTATAATCCAAGCGCCACGTTTGGCTATAATCGCGGTGTGAAGTTTTCAATGATCGCCTTACATACTCATTCACACACGAATACTGATGTTTCTACCGTTTTTGTTTACTAAGTGGCGCCTTTCTGTGTCCTAAAACTGTTGCGTTGCCCGTTTCTATTTCCATTGCGGGAGATACCATCGTACTCATTAATACATATGGTAAGATACGGGAAATATTCCAGGTATCCCAATTTTTTTTAATATCTTTTTAATTTCTTTTTAACATTCTTTTAATTTTTTTCCACTATGTTCATGTAATGTTCACGTAATGTTTACAAGTTTTGTATATACTTTTGGAAAGACATGTAAAGGTGCGTGGCTGCTGCATGGAAGGGTTATCCCCAATATCTCCTTACAATATCCATTGCATTCCCCATTTTCCACATACCATTAACGATTTTCATTCTTATAATATCCCTGTTGATAATCTTCGTTCCCCATGTTGATCTACTTGTCATATGTTAATCTTTCTTTATACGTTAATATACGATAATCTCCTTGGTTTTAATAGTCCCTATGTTTGATGATAATCTTCGTTTTATACACGTTTAATCATTTAATTATCCGTTGTTTTATAATTTATCTAGTTCAAATTCAATTGATGATTTCATATTCAGTAATGCCTGGACATATCCTACTCTATAGTTATCATCTCCAATTAATGGTGATTCCATTATCATTTCGTTATTCTCCTTTAGTAATCTCTCTAGTATTTCTTTCATGCTTTTTTATTAAATGTTTCGTTATAGTATTCATCTGCTGAGTTATAATCTCCTTTAGTGAGTGAATTATACCAGGAATTTTTAATCTGCTCTCTCTCCATTTCTAAGGCTTGGTCAATTATCAACTTATTATAATTAGGTGATGTTTCATCTAAGTTTAAATGCTCAATCAACCATTCTACTGCTGTTTTTTTCATGTTTTATTTTAATACATTAAATAATCACCTATGTTTTCTCCAATTCCTACTCCATTAAATGTTACCTCGTAACTTGGATCCATTCCACCATACATTACAGCCTCTATTAATTCCTCTAATGTGTTAAATTCTACTGTGTAATAACTACAATCTAAACTATACATATCTTTTTATTTTCTTTATTTAATAATTAAAAACAAACTCTACTACTTCCTCTGAGTTAAAAGAGTTAAATATTCCATCTTCACTCTCATCACCTTCCCCATAAACAATATACTCAGCAATTCCTTTTTTATTTTGAGTAAAACATGTTATTAATAAAGATTTAAACTCAATACTATTCCCTGTAAAACCAAAATCTTTTAATTTTTTAATTTCTAAATTTAATTCTTCTTTTTTCATATGTTTCTTTATTTATACCTTAATATACGAAATTTATTTTAAATAACTTATTCCTCTGCTTTTATTCTATTAAATACTTCCTGTATATTTTCAATTACTTTAAATCCACCATTGTTATGTGTTGTGGTTCCTATTACGGTGTATTTTTTTGGCTCACGATTAAAATCTCTTTCTTCTACCTCATATAAATGTCCTATCATATCTATGTTTATGTAGATAGATTTTTTGTCACTTAATGTTGTTACTTTAATTGTTCTCATAACTTTTTCTTTTTATTTATCTGCTAATTACTGATTCGATTGCTTCTGTTCCTGAGTTAATCATTGCTATAACTCCACCCCACATATTTTCATCTGCTTCCCACTCTATTTCGTGTTTTTCATGTTTCATTTGCCAATTTGATATTGCAAATCCGTTACCATCTAGTTTAAAATCACCATCACTGTTTTTCTTAAATCTTAAATGTCCAACATTATCACACATACATGATATTGTTTTGAATATTACTTCCCTTGCTCCTTCTTTAATAGTTAATTTAGGTGCGTTTAATCTTAATTCTCTGTATTTGCTCATAACTTTTCTTTTTATTTATACTGTAATATACGAAAAGAAGCTTACGCTTCTATTTCCTTAATTAATTCACTTTCTTTAACTGTATAAGTCATAACCATTTCCCCTCTATAATTGTCATGTTTAACAACATAAGTAATTTCATCACCTTCCATTCTTAAATTTTCCAATTTATTTATCCAACAATCAAAAATAGTACATTTCACTTTTGGAAATCCTATTATTTTAACTTTATTACCAATTTCAAATTTCATAACTTTTTTCTTTATTTATACCACAATATACGAAATTTATTTTAATACTTTTAGTCCTTAACTATTAAATTCTTCTTTTATAGAAAATGTAATAAAAAATTCCCCATCCATTCCATCATAATCACTCATTTCAAAACCTAATTTTTCACCTAATTCCTTTAATTGTAAACATAATTCAATGTTTTTTTCACTGATGTGATTTAATCGTAATCCTTTTACTAAATTTTCATTTTTCATATTATCATTTTTATTTATACTGTAATATACGAAAAGAAGCTTACGCTTCTATGTCCTTAATTAGCTTTTTTACCAAAAACAATATCTCGTCCTTTACATCATTGTGTATAATGCTTTCATTAACAAGTTCCTTTAAATAGGTTTGTAGATCTTCCATAACTTTTATTTTTTATACAATTAATATACGAAATCAAATTGGATAACCTATGTCCCTAGCTCCAAAATCTAGCTCTTCCATTTGTTCAAGTATAAACAATGCCTCTTCATTACTCATATTGTAGCGAATTTATCTTTTTTAGTCATTAATTTAACTTTACCAATCACTTCGTCAATTTGCATATCAACAAATCCTTGTGTCATAAACGGTCGTTTACCAGCTGCTTCTGCATTTGCTATTTCTTGCTTTAATGTATTTTTATACATTTCTAATCCTGTGATAATTGCATGTGATTCAAATCCATTTAACTTTGTCATAACTTTTTTCTTTTTTTTAATTTAAATTAATTTCTTTATTTATACTTTAATATACGAAAGCCCTTTTAATTAAGGGCTTCCTTTATTTATTTTAATTAATCTTCACTTGGGGTGAATTCGGAAGAACTTACTTCTTCATCATCTACACTTACAAATCCTTCAAGTACTGCCTCGACATGTTGTATTATTTCTCTAATATCTACATCTACTCTACTTAATTCAATTCTATTATCATAATTTAATTCAAACTCAGCACTATCTAAATCAACTAAGTCATCACTATTATTATCTAATATCGATTCCAATTTGCTAGATATATTACTAGCTAGTTCTTCTGTAAGTCCTCCTGTTTCAATTTGCTTAATCAATTCAATAACTTTATCAATATCAACTTGTGATGATAATGCCTTTGCTGCGTTTAATTGTTCAATTAAATTTTCTTTTTTCATAATTTTTCTTTTTTATTTATACTGTAATATACGAAATTTATTTTAATTTTAATATTCCTTTATTTAACATTTCATTTAATCTTTTAATAGTATTGTGTATAGTATCTCATTCCCCTTCAGAAGCATTTTTAGCAAATTCTTCTAACGAATCAAATTCATTATCACAATATGCTTCATCAACAAACATAGCAGCATCAGTAATTAATATCTCTTCATCACTCATCAAATCCCAATTATCATAATCAATTGAGTCTTCCTCAGCAAATCTATTATTAATTAATTCTAATTCTTTTTCTTTTACAAATTCTAATTTCATAACTTTTCTTTTTTTATTTTTATTTATATTTATATTTATACTTTAATATACGAAAAGGAGCTTATGCTCCTTCGTCCTTTATTATAATTCGTTATTTCTAAATAATAATTTCAATTCATTTTCTATTCCATTAGTAATTAACTCTGCTTCTTTTTCTTCAATTAATTTATTCAAATCAATTCCTAATTCTAATAGTTGTGCTTTGAATTGTTTAAATGATGTATAATCTGAATCAATATCTATTCCTAGAAATTTTACATTATCAATATCTATACCTAAATCCATATCAACAATTAATTTACCTAATTTATCTCTACTAATACAGGCCTGATGTATTAATGTTAACTCAATTGCATCGTTGTTACCTAATTTTACTTCTGTTTGGAAGCCTACCATTAATGTTTTGCTTGTAATTTTCATAACTTTTTTCTTTTTTTATTTATACTATAATATACGAAATCTCTTTTACTTATTTTATTCCTTTAATTAAAATTTTGTAATTTGCTACAAATTGTTTCCCAAAGTAACTCATATTTTATCTCAAATTCCGTTGCTGGTGTGTCTTTAAAGCTTTCTCTTGTTATCTTTAATGACGATTTCCATTCAACATCGTTCATTATAGAATCGATCAGTTCCACCAACTCATTGTCTGATTTTCCTTTCAATATAGATTCCGAGTATCCCCAATCCTCTTCCATTTCTTCTATCGAGTCGTAATTTAATAATTCTTCTTGTAATCTTACATCTCTTTCAAACTGTAATTCTTTTAATGCTGATTCTTTAAATTTCATATCTTATCTTTTTTATTTATACTATAATATACGAATTCTCTTTTATATCTCTTATTCCTTTATTAAGGTTAAAGTAGATGTCTTAACAATGTAGCGTCGAGTTTTATTTTGAATAGCACACGTTGTGTCGCTTTCTTTATACCACACCAACGTCCAAACACCTGAGTATGATAGGCATTTTACTTTGTCGCCTTGTTTCATTTTTGTAGGTATTCTCTTTTATATCTATCTAAAACCATTTCTTGAGCTTGTTTATTTGCTTCTAATTCCATGTTTGGTTTAATTTGCATTTCTGCCATTATTTCTACTAAAACACCCCATGTTCGTCTTGATAGTGTTGTGTATCGATGATCAGCACCAAAATTGTCGTTGTACTGTTGTAGATCTAAATAAGCTACTGCTTCTTTATTTTGTAGTAATTCAATAATATCTTTCTTTTTCATAACCTTTATTTATACTATAATATACGAATTCTATTTTAATACTTTTAGTCCTCTAATTCTTCTATAAATTTAACTCCAATAATTTTTTCTGATTTAAAATCAACTTCTTCACTTATTTGTTCTCCATCATCTGCTTCTGCACCGGAAAATATCAATTCTTTTGCTTCTTCCTTTGAGTTCGCTTCAACAACATATTGAATAGTTTTTGTTGCTTTTACTTTTGTTGTAATTCTAAATACTTTCATAACTTTTTTCTTTATTTATACTATAATATACGAAAGAGCTTCTGTTAAAGCTCTTCCTTTATTTCTTTAAGATAATCTCTAATTTCCACTGCATTCTCGTAATCTTCTACATCTGGAAGTAATGAGTATTCTAGCATGTCCTGTAACAATGCTGCAAAGTCTCCATTATGTTTATATTCAAGTTGGTTTTGCAAAAATAGTTTTTGTTCCCAGGGAATATTTGAGTTGTATATTTCCGGGTGCATTTTACCTTTCCATAATAATTTAACTGCTTCATCCATATTAAATCCCTTCATTAATTGCTACTTTTAAATCAACTACTGGTCCACCATCCGAAACTAGCCAAATGTTATCTTTAGTAAAGCAATAAATAAATTCTTCACATGATTGATAGATACAATTAAATAAATTAGGAACATCTTGATTTATTTGTTGATCAAATGGTTCACCTCTATCACGGTGATATGCAACTACAACACCCTTTTCAGGTTGAGCAAAGCTATGTTCACCTGTTGGATTTACATTTTCTGCTATGTATGAAATGCTCCCTAATGCTATTAATTGTTCTACTTTTGAACGATTAGTGTAGTGTTTCTGTAATACTGCTCCAACACCATCTATCATACCATCAAAATGGCAATAAATTGATGTAGTTGTTCCGTCTTGGTTTTCAATTCCTATTCTACTTCTTGTTGACATAACTTTTCTTTTTATATAATTAATATACGAAATTTATTTTACTTAAACTTGTCCACTAGTTCTTTAATAAACTCTCTTACATTATTACCATCATCAATTCCATTTAATATAATTTCTTTATGTATATTTCTATAAAGATCATGTGTAGCTGTAATTGATATATCATAAGTCACAACATTATTGTATACTATGTTGAATAATACATCTTTTTGTCTGAGTATTTCTTTTAATTGGGTGAATTCCTTGAATAATTCCTCTTCTTCTTTTTTAAGTTGTTTTATTTGTTGGTCTTTTTCAAGTAATTTATTTGTTAATTCCAACAACTCTTCCTTTCCTTCAAATTCATCAAATGTAGATTGGATTTGTTTTGTTTTTTCTTCTTTTATTAAATTATATGCTTCATCACATATAACATCAATTTCAAACTGTCTTAATTTTTTCATAACTTTTTTTCTTTTTTTAATTTATACTGTAATATACGAAATCTATTTTATATCTCTTATTCCTTCATTTAATTTATCAATACATTCTAAGCCGAATTCATTTCTGACATTATAATATCTAGGCCAAGTTGACATAAGTGTATTAATTATTTCTTGATCTTGAATAACTTCTCTATTTGTTGTGTATTGTTTGTATTCATTTGTTGATTTTAGAAAACGTGCACTTTTATATGTTAATTTCCAATATTCTTCAGTTAATTCTTTATTAGCTGCAGCTTGTAGTACACTATACACAACATTATCAATTATCACTGAAAAATCTAAGTGATATTTGTAATGAATAGGATTGTTTTTAAAGCAGTGTCTTTCTGTTAATATAGGAATTTCATCTGCTGTGTTAGCTACATATATGTCTTCTATCGGATTTGGATTTGGAATGCTCATAACTTTTTTCTTTTTTTATTTATACTGTAATATACGAAAATTAATCTTCTAATTCAATTCCTTGTTCACTTAAAAATTCAACATACGACATCATATCTTCCGGATGTGCTGTGGATTGATATTTTTCCCATGCTTCTCTTAATTCCTTTTCTGTCATTGTTTTTTATTTTACTATGTTTATAGCTTGTTCAATTTTGTCAAATAATAGTTTTAGTTCATCAATATCATTAATAGCCCATTGTTCTGTTTTCAATACAAAAAATGCTCCATCTGTATTTGAAATACCTAAATCTGATGTACATTCAACTGTAAGTAACTCTATTCCACCCATATCCGTTGATGCACAATGCTCTTCTTGAGTGAACTCAAATGTAACTTTTTCTAATTTAACTTCTGACATAATTTCTTTCTTTATTTATACTATAATATACGAAATTTCTTTTATATTTTCTATTCCCTATCTTCAACTGTAAAACAATCTCCATCTACTTTAGGCCCATTATCAATTACTGTTTCAAATTTAATTTTTCCATTTAAAAAACGACTAACTGTTAAAGTCTCTATATTTGTATCGTTTTCGCAATTCGTTTTCAATTCAATAAATTGTTTTTTATTTGATAACGAACCTCCTAAATACCCAACTCCATCATATGATTTTATTCTATATGACCCGTATGGTTTTTTCAATTCAGTAATTTTCCAATCTTTATCAGTTAATAGATCCAATCGTTTTTCTCTATTTTTAATTGTTGCTGAGTAATGGTATCCACAGTTACCACAGTTTACATACTCTTCTCCTGTTTTGTAATAAAAGTCATCCATTGCCTCTAATTTACAATTCGGGCATTCAATATAGTCTAATACACTTCCCATTTTATTTAATTTATTGTTTCTATTCCTAAATTGAGCAAGAACAATGTCATATACATTTCAAATCTTGCCATTTCAATTTCCTCTACTTGTTGTTTAGCTGACTTTCTCATTGTAGTCCTTCAATAAAAAATGATAAAATTCTTTCATCGTCATCCTCTAAAATAGTATCATCTAGCGCTTCAAATATTAGTGATAGTGTTGAGGCACGATCGATTTTTCCTATTAATTTAAAATGTACTTCCTTAAAATCTTTAAACGATCTTACTTCACTTTCAACATCATCTATATTATCACACCCTTTAATATAATCCAATGAATAAAATTCTGCTTGTGAATATTCCATTTTGAAATATTCTATTAATTCCTGTTTACCTTTTTCAAAATCAAATTTCATAACTTTTTCTTTTTTTATTTCATCTAATATACGAACTTTTTCTAAATTTTCTCGTTCCTCAAGTAAATATTTTATTTTATCTATTGATTGAGACATAATTAATTGGTGTAGCATTTGATCTTCCATTCCAATACTCTCTAGCAATTGTTGTGTTGTTTCTCCATCATTACATCCATTCCCTTCTCCACAATTACATTCACATTCTCTATTTAGATTCTTTATGTCAGGGTACATTTCTGTAAGATATCCTTTTTCCATTACAACATTAAATTCCTCTATACTATTTTTTATTTGCTGTTCAGTTAAACCATTGTATCTATTACTATAAGTTTTATATCCAATCAAAAACTCAATTGTACCTAAATTAATAAAATCAGGTATGTGTTTTTTAACTTCCCATACACCATATTTTGGATTAGATAAAAATCCGGTTCGTTTCAAATAGGCCTTGTATGTGTGTGTTCTATAATTTGGATTTTTATTCCATCTTTTCCACTGTGTTGAATCTTCTTGATTACCTACACTTGCAATTAATTCTTTTGTTGTAAATGTTTCACCTCTTGGTGTGTCATTAACAAACGTTTTTACTGCTTGAAATAAATTCTTTTTTTTCATAACTTTTTTTCTTTTTATACAATTAATATACGAAAGCTTTTTTAAATTTCTTTGTCCTTATTTAATTTATTTTTTATTTAGAAATTCATTGATACATTCTAATTCCGATTCTTCCAGATTATTAAATGTACTATTTCGAAATTCATCATATAGTCTAAGTGCTTTGTCCCACAAAACATCTAATTCTCTATTGTTTTGTTCTAATTGAGCAGCAATACAAAATACTCCATAATTGTTGTTTGATAATCTATTTTCTTTCATAACTTTCCTTTTTATTTATACTACAATATACGAAAGCCCTTTTACTTAAGGGCTTCCTGTTTTGAAAATCTATTTAACAATTCCTCTGAATTTAATTTTACAAATTCAGCATCGTGGTTTCTGAACATATATTCTTTATTATTGTATGTGTCTAATCTAAATTGAACATAACTACCTGATTCAAATTTAACTTCAATAACTTCAAACGAGCCGCTATATTTTGTCCAATCACTTTTAACTGTTACTACAGCATTTGGATATAGTTTTGTATATTTTTCAACTACAATTTGTTTTAAATTTGTTTTATTTTGAAAATCCTTTAACGCATCTTTTTGACATTCATTGTATTGATTAAGTTTTTCAAGTAATGTTTTAGGTTTAATATAACGAGATTGACCTTGAACTGTATAGCATTGAACTTTATCTTTATCAACATCAATATTAAATGTAGCCTTTATTAATTCATTATTTACAAACCTTAAACCCTTCAACACAACATCACCTGAATGAAATTCAGCTGTAACCTCTGTTTCAAACTGATTATTTCCCCATCCAATTCCAACAGTACTTGTTTCTAAAGATGATTTAAATGTGTTTTCGAAATTAATTCCCTTTTTAAAACCTGCTTCAACAAGTAACTGTTCAAGTTGTTGTACTTTATTTCTTTGAAAATTAGCACTTTTGTTTACGTTATCAATATATCGATCAACTTGACTTTGTTGTTCGGTAGTTAATACAATACCTGCAAATAAATCCAATTGATTCGGATCTTTAAAATTTTCTGTGTCTTTCATAACCTTTATTTTTTTATTTATACTATAATATACGAATTCTCTTTCAATAATCCTTGTCCTTCACTAAAGTTTACTTAAAGTAAATATCATTTCAGCCACTTCCCCAGGTGTACATCTTGGCATAACGTCGTGATCTTGCTCTAGTGTGATCCATTTTTCATTTTGAAATAACATCCAATCACCCTTACTATCCCAAGCTGCTACCTCCGCTGTTGTTTCTCCTTGATCGGAATATGTTCCTTTTCCAAATACAACAGAAATAGTATTTCCATTGCCAAATTCCATTGAAAATCTTTCTATTTCAAATTCTTTATCATTTTCTGCATTAAATGCTTTCATTTTCTTCAAATTTCATTGTTGCTACCATGTGATCAAGTAAATACTCTATTTTACCAGCACAATAATTATATTTTGGATAAACATCGTTTTCCACCATTTCAAAATAACATCGATCGTCTTTAATATAAATGAATTTTCCTCTCATTGTAGAAAAGCAATTACTATTTGCTATACGTCCAATTAGTTCATTTATATTTTTGTGTATTTTGACTCTCGGTGTTACGTTATTCATTTTTTTAAGTAAAAAATTAATCCAATTAATACTGCAATTCCACCTATTAAAATAATGGATGCAATTGGAATCCATAATGGGGCTGTTACCCACCACCACGACCAACTAATGTTGTTTGTTAATTTTAATACTAAAAATATCAAAAATAAAATTGTACCTAATTCTAAACTTTTATCGTTTTTCATTTTTCCTTTTATATTACAATATACGAAATCTCTTTTGCTTTAACTATTCCTTTATTTAAAAAACCCACCCAACTCGCATCAGGTGGGGTAAAAGAACTGGTTATGAAGCAGTTGTGTAGTCAGGACAGGACTCGAACCTGCATCTCCTAATTAAGCGTTAGGTACTTTTCCATTTAAGTACACCTGACTAGCAAGTAGATAAAGCGCCTGATCCATGTACCACTGTAGGCGCTTTTAGTTTATTTGGTTTCACTTCATGGTCATCTACTTTTGTGTTGCTTAGGCCGCAACTGTATATTCAGCGGCCATTGCAAATAATTTTTGGTTAATTTCCATATCTTGTTTGAAATTCTTCACTTTACGTGCTTTTCTTGATTTAGCACCTGTTATGTATGTGAAATCACCATCTAATATTTTTTCTTGTATTACGTTAAATACTGACCATAAATCACTTCCTTTATCTTCAGGTCGTGTTGGCTCTAATAATTTATCAATATCAATTTTAAATGCTTCAACTTGCTCCTCTGTGAAACGTGTTGATAATGCTTTTTTAGCAAGCGCTTTGGTTTGATCTTCGTTTAATTCAATTGCTTTCATTCTATTCATTGATTCAACAGTTAATGGTAACAATTCAACCATCTCTTTGATTTGACCTTGCAATTCTTCAAACGTGTATCCCATGTGACGCATTTTAACATCATTGAATTGCTCAGTTGAAATAACTAAACCATTTTCACATACCATTCGAAACAAACCTGCAG